CGTGCTGCCAAGACTGCAAAAAAGAAATAGACTCCAGCCGTACGTTCATCCTTCGGGACGCAGGCATCTTACTCATGGAACGGGGGGTAAGGTTATTGGAGTTTCTCATGTCTCAAACTGCACAGAAAAAAGAAATCGTCCTGACCTATCGGGGCGTTGCCTACGTTGTCAAGCGCAATGTCGCATCAAAGTAACAAAGCAAAAGCTGCCGTAACTTATTACGGTCCAGTCAATACACAAAAACAGGGAGAAAAAAAGGCCAAGACTAAAAAGTCTTGACCCTCTGCACCCCTCACATATAACATAACGAGCTTTCCACAATTGTAAAGCCCGAAGGACGGTTTAAGGAGTGGCTGACCGGAAAGCAGCCACGCCTGTGGGGTAGGCACCTCGGAGTAGGACCTGCCCTGCTTTGGCTTTTGGCCCGTACGCGGATACCCATTAGCCGTCTAGACGGTGGGATAGACCACAAAAAATTTGCTACAAAATTTTCCTAAAGCTTTAGGAGTTAGATAATACTTTTTACTCCTTACAATGGCACATCAAAGTTCTGACCTGACTACTAGCCTTTCACGGCCTGGTAGTCTTAATGGCGCGGCTGATTCTCGCGCCCTGTACCTTAAATTGTTCTCAGGTGAGATGTTTAAGGGCTTCGAGTATAATGCTATCGCCCGTGATATGGTGATGAAGCGTACTCTGAAGAGCGGCAAATCCATGCAGTTTATCTACACGGGCCGCACCACTGCTGAGTATCACACCCCCGGAAACGCAATCCTCGGTAACTCCGATGGTGCACCTCCGGTGGCTGAGAAGACTATCACCGTTGATGATCTTCTCATCTCCAGTGCATTTGTTTATGACCTGGATGAAACTCTGGCTCACTACGAATTGCGTGGCGAGATCTCTAAGAAGATCGGCTATGCACTCGCACAAAAGTATGACCGTCTGATCTTCCGCGCTATCACTCGCGGTGCTCGGGCTAAGTCTCCTGTCCAAAAGTCCTCTTTCATCGAGCCCGGCGGAACCCAAATTCGTGTTGGTTCCTCTGGTACTGCTGCTTCTGATGCATACGATTCTGCCAAACTTGTGGCTGCTTTCTATGACGCTGCTGCTGCACTTGACGAAAAGGGTGTTAGTTCCGAAGGCCGCGTGGGTGTACTTAACCCCCGCCAATACTATGAACTGATCCAAGCTGTTGGCAGCAACGGATTGGTGAACCGGGACGAGCAAGGCACTGCGCTGCAAGGCGGCCAGGGCATCATCGAGATTGCAGGCATCAAGATCTACAAGTCGATGAACATCCCATTCTTCTCTCAGTACGGTACTAAGTACGGTACTGCTTCTGCCACCAACCCTGGTGTCGCTGATCCTGGCGAGACCGGTTCGTTCGTGGGTGAAGGCATTGAGGATGGTCGTAATAGCGTGACCGGTATCAACAACGATTACGGTCAAGCTTCTAACTTCGCAAACTCCTGTGGCCTCATCTTCCAACGTGAAGCTGCCGGTTGTGTCGAAGCTATCGGACCTCAGGTTCAGGTCACCTCTGGCGACATCTCTGTCGTCTATCAGGGTGACGTCATCCTTGGCCGTCTGGCTATGGGTGCTGACTACCTGAACCCCGCTGCAGCCGTTGAGCTGTTTGCTGGTACCGCCACTGCCCCTGCGCAGTTCGGTACTGTCCAGACCGCTACCAACAACGCTGGTTACGGCGGCTGATACATATCAGTTCTTATTCATACAGGGATCCTTCGGGGTCCCTTTTTTTTATTTTTAGACAGATATGCCTTTTCCTACTTATGCTGTGTCCACCGAACTGGATGCTGTAAATCAAATACTTAGCTCGGTGGGACAGGCTCCTGTCACCACTCTGGATCTGCAAAACCCGGAAGTTGCAATTGTCCTTAACACCTTGCGTGAGGTGAACAAGCAAGTGCAGGCTGAGGGTTGGATCTTCAACACTGAACGTGAGTACACACTTACTCCTGACTCAGTAACAAAAGAAATTCTGTATCCTACGAATGCGTTGGCTATTGATGCTGACGTTACCGGTGCGAACGCTAGTCTAGATACGGTACGCCGTAACGGTAAGCTGTACGACCGTATGCACCACACCTTTCAATTTACAAAAGACCTGAAAGTCAACGTTGTCTGGCTATTCGATTTCACAGACGTACCTACTGCTATTCAACAATACATCACTGCACGAGCTGCAAAGATGTGTGCAACCAAGATGGTCGGAGATAAAGAGATCTATCAACTCCTGACTGAACAGGAAGGATTTACCCGTGCTGCTGCAATTGAGTATGACTGCAATCAAGGTGATTACAGCATGTTCGGTTTCAAAAACGGACAAGACTTCTACACCAGTTACCAACCTTTTGATGCCCTGATGCGATGAGAACAATCACCCAACGTATTCCCAACTTACTGTTGGGTGTTTCACAACAACCTGATCTACGCAAGTTACCTGGACAAGTAGTATCTGCTGACAATGTATTTCCAGACTTTGCACTGGGTATGCTAAAGCGACCTGGTGGTAAGTATGTCAGCAAACTTGCTGATGCAGACACTGGTGGTCGGTGGTTCTCCATCATCCGAGATTCTAACGAAAAATATGTTGGGCAATATGCTGACAACATTTTTCGTATTTGGAGTCTGACTGATGGCTCTGTAAGAAAAGTTGATATGGGTACGCCTGGTACGAAGGGTGTGCCTAGTGGTTGTAACTACACAAATTTTCAAACCGATGTAGTTGCCTACAACAACGCAAGAGATGATACTGCTGCTAAGCTTGCAATTCTTAAAACAAAGCAAAAAGAATTTGCCGTAGCAAATGCTGGGCAGACAGCTACTGTCGTCAGTCTATTTGAAACAACAACTGCATATCCTGTCGGAAAAATTAACGACGCTTTGACGACAGGAGTCATGCAAGATTCGGCTGGCACTGTAACGTTCAAAAAAAATGGAGCTGTTGTTACTGGATCTGCTTTTGCTAAAGGCAAAGAGCGTACAAATGAGCAGCCCTTGCTTGCAGCAGAAGGCTTTCGTATCTTCGAACTGAAAGAAACTGTAGCTGCTACACATACCTCAGGTCAGCTCACGGCTGCACAAACTGCACTGACAACTGCAAAGACCAACTATGACAACGCTGTCACTGCAGAAGCTACAGCACTAACTAATTATACAAACGAGGTTACTGCCTGTACTATTAGTGCTATCCCTAGCACTGAGTATTTGAACGGTGCTACAAATGCTGACCTAGAGTTTTTGACAATCAACGACTTTACGTTTGTCTTGAACAAAGCGAAGACTGTTGCGATGACTAGCAGCACCACTGCTGCACTACCTAACGAGGCATTCATTTCAATCAATGTCGTCTCGTATAACGCTTCATACAAAGTCAAGATCAACAACACGACAGTCACGCACAACACCCCGTCCAAAGTTGACGACACCAATCCTGTCCAAAACGACGCCAACTCTATCGCAACTGCAATCCGCAATGCTATTGATGGTTTGTCAGGGTTCAGTGCGACCGTTGTAGGTCCTGGTATCTACGTCAGTGGCACCAGTGCTTTCACCATCGAAGCGTCAGGTGGTGGTCAGGAAGATGCAATCACTGTCTTTCAAGACAAGATCATCAATGCTTCACGTCTACCAGCACAGTCGAAAAACGGTTACGTGGTTGCTGTCATCAACAGCACTGACCTGACTGTCGATGATTTGTACGTTAAGTTCGAAACGACAAATAGTGCATCTTTTGGTCCTGGTACGTGGGTCGAGACGACTGGTCCAGGCATTCAGTTTGAATTAGACTCAGCAACATTGCCGCACCAAATCGTCAGGCAAGCTGATGGTTCTTTCAAGTACGAACCTGTTGTCTACAATGACAGGACAGTTGGTGATGACGAAACAAACCCAATCCCTTCATTTGTTGGCAAAAAAATTTCCAACCTTTTCTTTTACCGCAACCGTCTAGGCTTTCTTGCTGGTGACTCTGTGGTGTTGAGCAAGGCTGGCGACTTTTTTAATTTCTTTGCTACGTCTGCTATCCAAGCTGTTGCTGATGATCCGATTGACATTTCTGCCAGTTCCACACGCCCTGCTGTTCTTAAGTACGCACGCAGTACCAGCGCAGGTCTTGTTCTGTTTGGTGAACGAGATCAGTTTTTGCTGAGCACTGATGGTGACGTCCTTAGTCCCACAACTGCAAAGGTCAATACACTTAGTTCGTTTGAATGTGATGCTGAGGTAGAAGCTGAGTCACTTGGTACGACCATGGCTTTTGTCGCTAAGACACCCCTGTTCACACGTGTCTATGAGATTGGTGACATCAGCACAGATCGTGCACCTACTATGGGAGAGAACACGTCAATTGTTCCTGAGTTCATACCTGCAACTGCAGACAGTATGGTCACATCCCCAACACAGTCAATGATTTCTATTGGCACTGTTGGTAGTGACAAGATGTTCCAATACCGTTTTCTTGAACAAAGAGAAGGTCGTGCATCTAGCTGGTACACGTGGACACTGACTGGCACCTTACTCGATCAGTTTTTTGATCAAAGCACGTTGTATGTCGTGGTGACGTCAAACAGTCAAGTGTTTCTCAAGTCATATGACCTTACACAAGCGAACGAAAGCGGATTCCTGACACTGCCTACAGGTGAGAAAACTGATGTCTGCCTTGACAATTGGGTTGTAAACCCGGCTGCTAGCTACAGCAGCAGTACAAATAAGACAACTATAACCCTTCCTTATAGCCATCTCACTGGTAAAACCCTTGCCGCTATCGACACAAACGATGGTGTGGTCTATTACCCTACGGTCAGTGGTTCTACATTCACGATCGATGGTGACATAAGAGGAGATGATATTGTTGTAGGGTACATTTATACTATGGATATAGAACTACCTAAGTTCTTCCAGACAGAGGTCTCAGCAAACCGCTCCTCGGCTGATTTTACTAACGACCTTATCATCCATCGTATCAAGGTCAGCACAGGCCTTAGCGGCCCTGTCAAGTACCGTGTAGACATTGATGGCATCGATACCTTCGAGAAGACCATTGACGTTGCACAGCCGTATAACTATAACCTTAATAACGTCAACCTTAGTGCTGACGCTATCCACGATGTTCCACTCTACCAACGCAACGAAAACCTTCAAATCAACATTCTTGGTGATACACCGTTTCCTGTCAGCTTGCTGGCATTGAACTGGGAAGGTAGGGTTGGTAATCGATTCTACGCACGATCTTAACTATGAAGATTGATATTAGACAAGCCACCCTGTCTGATATTCCTGCAGTTGCAGGTGATTTGTTGGAAGCTGGCATTGCAGACCTCAACCGTGCAGGCTACCAGCCTGTGCTAACCATGGCGTATGACGTCATGAATGACGAATCATACCTAGCTACAACAGAAGACGGCAAACCTATTTGTATGTTTGGTATCAGTGATACTGGATGTATTTGGTTGCATATGACTAACGAAGTACAGAAGTATCCCATTGCATTTATTAGGGCAGCTAAACGTTTCATCAACAAACTAGAACGTCCTATCCTATTCAACTGCATTGATATACAAAATACAAATCTAATTAAATTTATCAAACACCTAGGGTTCAAAGTTATCAACGTGGTAGCTGTTGAGCCGTCTAACAACTATCATGTGGAGATTGTAAAACTATGGCATGGATGGCCGCCATCTCGGCAGGTGCCGGGTTCCTAGGCAACATATTTGGTGGTGATGCTAAGCGTGCTGCACAGATCGACCAAGCTAGTCGCCAGTATGTAGCGCAGGTCAGAGCCGAAGGAAACCAAAGGGCACAAGCTAATTTTCAAAACACCTTTCAGAATCTGATGATCTCATCCGCTAACAAGCGGACTGAAGAGATCTTCGGTAAAAATTTAGACCTATACGACACCAGTAAGTATTATCGTTCAGAGGCTGCGTCTTTAGCGTATGCAGCAAACGAACGTAGGTTAGACGAAGTATATGCTCAAGCAAAGTTTGGAAGACTAAAAGAAGAAAATGCTTTGGCTGCCAGCATCGGTTCGTGGAACGCGGCTGATGAAGGTAACCGGGGACGTTCTTACAAACTAGCTCAGCAAAAAAGCACACTGGCTAAGTTCGGTGTGTCATCTGCAGAGCTTACAGAAAGCCTTGTCAGTGCACGCATTGCAACGAAAGCTGCTAATGAAAACGTGCGCCGACAACTGAAGAGTGATGAGTTTGCAGCATACAGCAAGATTGCAATCCCACCGACCCTGCAAAACAATTTGCCAACTCCTGAATTTGGGCCTATGTCACAGATGCAATTGCCTAAGTTCAACAGAGGCTTGTCTATTGCTAGTGCCGCTCTCGGTGCTGTCAGTAACTTTGCAGCTAATGCACCTCCAGGTACGTTCGGCAATATGTTCGGCGGTGGAGGATCACCAGCTCCTGCAGGTCCGAGTCTTGGTTCTATGAACGTCAACTATCAAGCCCCTACACCTATGTTCCGCGGTAACTTATTTGGATAGTAATGCCTAAAGAATTTGAACCGGGTTCACGTTATCAAGGCTATGCTCAGACCCAAGGGTATGATCCTATCAAGCCTGTTGACGTAACCCCTATCCTACGGGAAAACAGACAAACAGAACAAGAGAATCTGCAACGGATGCTTGATCAAAGTCTGCAGGTCATGCGGATTAAAGATCAAGAAGAACAGAATACTATTGAGCAGCAAAACAGAATTGCTGACCTAGTAGCAGATACAGAACTAAGTGATCTTGCAGAGTTTAGCCAGACACTTACCAACGCGATTACCACCTACAGAGACTACCGAAAAGAAAAGGACATCGAAGCTGGTATGAATCTTGCGTACACCGATGGGTTGCCGCAGGAAGCCGTTGAACAGTTCAGGCGTGACGAAGCATTGGCAGAACAAGCTGCCACCCTGTCAGAAGGTGCTGCAGCGTCTCTGGAGGCAGAGAATGCACCAACTGACCTTGTACAACGTACACGCAACCTGAGCGGTTGGAAGGGCTACGGGTATGCCCGTGGCATTGCACAGCTTGGTGGTGAGCAGTATGGTGTCTTTTACGAACAAGCTGCAGATAGTGTCATTGTTGACATCAACGGTCGTGCAGTCACGTTGTCCAATGCAAAAGACAGTTCAGAAAGGGCTGCTGTAGAAGCAGAGATCCGTCGTCAGTACCTCAAGAACTTTGAAGGTATGAACCTGGGACTACTTAATGAGTATTTGTTCCCAGGAATGAGACGCTATGAAGCACAGCAGGCCACTGCGTTTGCTGTTCAGCAGCGTGAAATGCTTCGTGCAGAACGTGAGACCACAGCAAAAGACGAGCTGTCTGGTTTTATCAAAGGTGAACGTGGCGGCGAAGGTTTCATCCGACTGATCAACACACACCAGTATGACTTTGGTGGACGTGGTAAGACACGTGAAATGTTTGTTCAAGAACTAAAAGATGGACTTGTTGCTGGAAGGTATACACCTGAACAGATTGAAAAACTTTTAGAATACGAGTTCGACAAAAACGGTACTGGCAAACTCGTCAGCATTTATCAAGCTTTTGAACGCGATTTTGAAGAGTTTCCTAAACTTATTCGGGATGCTAAAAACAACGAACTTGATATTATACTAGAAGACCAAAAGACACGTGTCAAAGCATTTAAAGCTGACGTGCTGCAAAAAGTCAAAGAACGTGGCTTCCCTTTGAATAACGCTGAAATTGCACAACTTCGTCGTCACGCAGTCCAAAACAACATGGGTGATCCTGAGTTTCTCAAGAGCATGACCACACTTAATGATTTGGACAAAGAAGCTAGTGATGATCTTGCAAAGATGTACATAGCTGACAAAAAGTTTATTAGTGAACAAGAAGCTAAAAAACTTCATCCTGAAACTGTTGCCAACTACAGGCAGCAAGGTAGGGTTTTAGACTACAACATTGGCTCTCCATCAGCAGAAGATGAGGCAAATGCTAAGGCTGAAATCAAAGGCATGGGTACAACTGTTTTCAAATCACAAGGTGAATTGAACTCAGGCCATGGAGAAAGGGTTTTTAATCAACAAGTTTACAAACGATATAGAGAGCTTTATGCGGAGGCAGTTGTAAACCCTGCTTTGGGGGAAGAAGGACAAGCTCACGATTATGCAATGCAACAACTTCGTAAAGAGGTGTTTGCAGAAGGAGGAAAAGAAAGGTTTGAAACTCCACCAACTATTACTTTGGATCAAGAAAAATTCAATAGGCTTGAACAGGCTAGAAAAGCTATCGGAGACGGTTCAGGTGTTTATGAACGTATCCCTGCTTTGCTTCCCGCTGTCGAACAATTACGAGAATACCAACGTCGTGGTAAAAACGACATCCCATTTGAATTTCATCAACTAGCTGCAGGTTTAGGTGGGATGGATGCCTGGGATTTAGCAGCAGCTCAATACGAGGCACATGGTATGAAGCCTCCTATCAAGAAACCACAAATCGAACAAAGCATTGACGGCCTGTCACCTTCTGTTCGTTATTTGATGCGTAAATACAACACACCCAGCCGCACTCTTCGTGCACAAATTGAGTCAGGTGACAACCTGTTCTTGGAACTGGTCAAGAACAAAGAAAGCAAATCATACGGTGAGTATGACGCTATGAACACTGGCGGTACTGCTTCTGGACACATTGCTTACGGCTCAGCTAACAGCAAAGACGTGTTTGACAAGCCACTCACACAGATGACCATTGGTGAGGTCATGGCTCTTCAAAGTGAAGGTAAATTACACGCCGCAGGTGCATATCAAATTATTGGAAAAACATTGCCCGGCATCCTTCCGTTTGCTGGTCTTAATGAAAACGATATGTTTGACAAAGCAAACCAAGACAAACTGGCAGTTGCTTTGTACCGGCGACGTGTCACCTGGCACGGCACCACTCAAGGCAACTTGATGAATGGATTGCGTAACGAATGGGTCGGACTTCAATACGTTCCAGATGCAACCTTACTAGAAGCTATCGAATCTATGTCTCCTTACAATCGACCACAAAACCTTTTACCAGCATTGCGAGGAGGTAGCTAATGAACGAAGACTTTTTTGTAGACGAAGAATTCTTCGACAAAGCATTTAAGATTGGTGAAGAATCTCTTAAACAAGAAGATGAAGAAGCAAGGGCTGCTGAAGAGCAACAACGTATTGAAGCAGCAGAACAAAAAGCAGAAGACGAGAAAAACACTGCCGGTGAAGAACTAACAAGTGCAATTACTGGTGGTCTTCGCGACACTGCTAGTTCTCTTGTGACCTTGCCAGAACGTGTCCAAGACATGTTCAGTGGCGAGATGCAACGTGAAGGGGATGACTACGAACCCGAGTTCAACCCTCTTGGTGGTGA